TCCATGTATCAATCATTTATTAATTCTAATCCTTATCAACCATTGTATTATAATTCTAATATTCAAAATGAAGAGCAAGCTCTCAACCAAAGGGTGTTGAAACAGACACCCGTCCATGATCCTATAGTCATGGAACAGTTCATATTATTCTGTAAACGAAATATTTCAAAACTATTGAGGAGAAAGAAAATTGAGTCACATTCATTTGAGACTTATATCAAAAATTCTAACTCTTCTCCTAGTGTAAAAGTAAAGTTGATGGCCGCACATCAAGAACACGTTCTCAACGGCATCACTCAACATTCGTCTATGGACTATAATACACTTTATAAGTGGACCCGACGAACAGCTTTCGTCAAGGTTGAACCAATGTTATATAACACACCGTGTGGCACAAAAGAAAAAGCACCTCGTTTAATTCAAGGTGCCGATCCCAATTTTGTTGCCCAAGTAGGCCCATTTTTTAGCGCTTTCCAGTCATATATGAAAAGAGAATTAAATAAAAATTCCAATTTCTTTTTCGTAAGTGGTGCTACTAATGTGGAAATGGGAAATTTTTTCCAAGATTCCATGGCCAACGTATTTGAAAATGATGTATCTGCTTGGGATTCATCTATTAGTGTGCCTATTTGTGAGCTAGAAGTTTGGATAGCTCAAAAATTTGGGGCAGGTAAATTAATTACCGACCTCATGACTCACAATATTCGCACCCATGGTTATACTATGCATGGCATTAAGTATACCGTGCCTGGTACTCGTAAATCTGGTGATCCTTACACTTCGTGTTTCAATTCATTAATTAATATTTTGTTACACGTATTTGTATTTTGTGTTCACCACAATTGTTCTTTTGAAGTCGCTAAAACCAACATGAAAATGGTGGCAATGGGCGATGACAATTTATTAACGCACAACTTTAACAAATTTAATTGGAAACCTTATTTTTTATCTTTAGGTTTCGAAACAGTTAGTGTGTATCGCAATACCTTGTTTGATGCAGAATTCTGCTCAAGCGTTATTATACCTGTTCAGGAAGGACTCGCTTTTATACCTAAAATCGGTCGAGTCTTACCCAAATTAGGGCACTTTATCAATCCCCCAAAGAACGTCGCGCCCAATCAGCTGTTGCGCGGTGTTGCAATAGGATATAGTGCGTTGTCCCAAATTCCATTGTTTAAGTCCCTTCTTAACAATGTCTTGGAACATACAAAAGAAGACACTCCTGTGTTCAAACAGCAAAATTTAGAATATAAAATGTTGCTTAAAACTATTCATCCAGTACCGG